AGCGGGCAGGGGTTGCCGCATTGAGAAACCATTGTCTCATATATTTCAATCCAGTTCCAGTCTTTTGCTCGGTGTATGAGCGCTCACCAGTGGTGCATCCTACATTTCACACGTGTGAAAATGCCCTGATAGTTGGCACGATTATTGATATGCACAGACCATGCCAATTATGGGCGATTGTCTCAAATGGGCCGATCTATTTATTCTGATGCCTTGGCATCACATTTATATTATCGTGCAGTGTGAGCGCTCTCGCTGCGTCTCACAGCATTTAACAGTTGCATTATTACCCACGATATAAATGCTCAATGATATCAATGACTTAGCTACGACTTGACAATAACCACACCTAAATCACTTGACATCAATAACCCTAGGTATATCAATGACTTACGAGCGTTGAGCAAGCACCCAACCAATGGCCCTCGCGTAAGTGCTTGATATCCTTAGCATTTCTCAAAGTTGGCACGCTTCTTGCCCAGCTCAGTGCGCAAACCCTGCGGAAAATACCTATTGACTTTGAAAAACCCCTTACAAATCAACGACTTAGAGGCCGTGGGGGGCTGCTAGGGATATATCGTCGAGGAGGGCGGGTGGGGGAGCCCTTGTGAGCGCAGAAAGTACCAAAAAGGCGTCTAAGAACCGTATAAAGGCGTCTAATAAGGGGGGCAGAGGCCCGACATGGACGGTTAAGGAACGTAGTTCCGGGGTCCGTGCGAAGCACATAGGACCTAGACGGCCCTAACGGGCCTAAAACTGCATAAGGTGGAGCAATGCGTATTACTTTACAGGGTATATACTGGGGATACTAACTATATACTTATATATTACTAAGAAAGAGCCTTCCCACCACATTTAATAGTATAGACCTAGTGTTTAGGTTCTTAGTTAGGTATAAGGTTATCGAGATACCCTCACTGAAGAGGTAGTCATCAGAGTCTTATGTCTGCTTTAAGAGTGAACACTAGGGTAAGAACACATATGGGCGCGCCACACTGTGGACCCCAATGCCTTCATCAGGGCTAAAATCTTAGCTCTCGGATAGCCTCTCGGTGTATCCCCTGCACTGGGAGGCATCCACCTATACTTAAGGAACTACGATGGCTAAGCTCAAGACACCTAAACCTGTAGAGAAGAAGATCATGGCTCCTAAGTCACAGGCTAAGAAGGCTCAGACGACTAAGGACCTCGAGAGTACCCTTGAGGCGCGTAGAAAGGCTCAGAGCAGACGATGAGTGAGCCAACCAAAGGGGAGATGGTCCGTAATGCGGATGGTCAGTTCATAGAAGGGGTATCTGGAAATCCGAAGGGTAGGCCGAAAGGGTCTAAGAACCGGATTACCCTCCTCAAGCTACAAACAGAGGAAGCATGGCGAGATAGGAACCAAGCCAGACTAGATACCATATTAGACATGATCCTTGCAGATGCTCTTGACGGAGACAAATCTGCGCGGAAGATGATATTTGATGCTATTGTTTCTAAGGCCAACGTCCAAGAGGACAAGGCTGCTGGTCAGAAGCAAGAGATAAAAGTCCACCGTATGGTGGTTAACCAAGGGGCCGACGGGTCCAAAATAGAGGAAGTTGACTCATGAGTGAAAATACTGGAAAACAAGGCGGAGCTCCGGCTCTTCCGAATAACTGGACAGATGGCTTTAAGAAGCCTGCAGATGACAAGGCACCTAACATTGGTTCCCCATCATTCAAGATCTCGCCGAATAGCGAGAACCGTGGTAAAGACGGTACACAGAAATAAAGATATGCGCTGCTCTTCGTAATGGCCCCAACAAGACCAATACCAGAACAGAAGCCTTTATCGGTCTCTGCGAAGGTATGGGGTACGACGTTAGAAAAGTTGGAAGGCACGAGGGAGTCAACTGTGACCTCCTCATCCAAACTGGCTTTGCTAGCTCGGTTGCTCTACGATCACAGATAGAGGCGCGTAAGCCGTATATCATCATGGAGGCTCCCTTCTTTAGGGACTCTACCATCTATGGGACTCTCACTGCTTCTAGCTGGGGCTATAACGGACTAGCTGGCGGCGCGTGGAGGCCCACACCGCCCGATCTCCCTAGACCCTCTCCTCGGCTATTGGATGCCGTTGTGGAGGGCTCTAAGGAGCTTATAATAGGCCAGAAGCCTACAGACCATTCTTTAAGGGGAACAGACCATGTGGACTGGATACTTAACAAGCGACTTCTATTACCAGAGGCCGATTTTAGACCCCATCCTCTTATGGTGCCACACGGTACTCTGCAACCTATCGCGGATGTGCTACGTAGCTACCGGAAAGTCCATATATACACTAGCACGGTGGGAGTCGACGCAATGGTGGCTGGCTGCGAGGTGTATGCGGATTCGGACAAAGCTCTATGTGGAGTTGCCAACGATACCCGAACAAGAGAAGCAATACTACATGACCTCAGTTGGGGGCAGGAAGATCATGCTAACTATGACACACTTGGACCATACATCTTCAGTGGATATGATGAAGCACGAGTTCGAGCAGAAGCTGGAAAGGTTGAGAGACCTAGGGGGCGTGTAGATGGCCAAGCTATTTCAGAACGATACAATAGGACCATTATATGCTGAGCAACTCCGAAAAGAGCACGATGGCTCCAAGTGGGGATCAACGGGGGCTAGATACTCCGGCTCGGCTGTCGAACGAATCGTACTTAACAGACCGTGGCTTGCTACGGCATTGGACTATGGGTGCGGTAAAGGCACTATGGCTGACGCATTCCCCGAACTTGAGTGGGGAGAGTACGACCCCGGAATTCCAGAGAAGTCCACAAAGCCCAAAGGACAGTACGACCTCGTAACCTGCACCGATGTAATGGAGCATGTCGAGTATGAGTTCGTCAAAGAGGTAATTGGCGAGCTGAGTAAGCATACAGGTAAGGTGTTGTTCGTTGACATCGCCTGCTATCCTACTGGTAAGTTCTTCGGTGAGGGGCCCTACAAGGGTGAGGACCTGCACATCACTATACTAGACCCTCAGGTCTGGATTGATCTCTTCAACGAGCACACAGACCTACAGCTACTTGAGTCCACTGTGATCGACAAGCTCTCTAAGGGCAAGATGAAGAAACGGCTACAGTTGACATATGAGCGAGTATAGTGTCCGATTTGCACCAGTTGAGTGCTCAAGCATTAAAGGGAGGCTCATCCGTAACCCCGGTTATGGTGGGCCCAGTTTAGCCTTAAATGGCTGGACGTGGAGGCCGGAGATTAGCAAGCACGGAAAGGAGGGATTTCAAGGAGCTCTCGAGGAATCTATTCGTGACGAAGGTGTCCGAAACCCAATACTTGTGTGGAGCCTGCCTGAAGGCATATTCCTCACGTTTGGAGGCAGTCGTGTGCGGGCGTGCGTGTCTATTGGAATCCCTACAATCCCGGCTATCATAAACGACTACACTGGTGACTTCGCGGATCATCCCGAGGTTACGAAAGACAACCTAGACAACTTCTTCATTGATGTGCCTAGGGACACTGAGTTCAACGAGGATGGGTTTGATTACCACTATAACCTCGAGAGAGCTCGGCGACACAACTACGATGAATCTGGGCTCACATGGCTTGACGGTGACAATCCCAACTGGCTAGAGAAGGAATTTCCATGGCTTTAAGACAGAGATTTGGCAGCAAGACCCGCAATGAGCGTTACAGGCTCTTACTATCTGCGGCTGCGGGCGGCGGAGCCAGTGATGAGCATATTGCTAACGTCGCACTCTTAGCAGCTATGGACGGCAGTGACGAGGATACTACATACACTGCTGACGTTGGCGGACAGACCTTAACCTTCATAGGTAACGCCAAGTTAGACAACGTGAATCCCAAGTTCGGTACTACATCCCTGCTGCTTGATGGCACAGGCGACAATGTGACTATACCTGACGAGGCTGCACTGGAGTTTGGTTCCGCAGAGTTTACCGTAGAGTGCCATGTACGATGGAGCACGGACCCAACAACTACGCAAGAGGCATTTATCTCCAAGTGGGGCAGCGCTGCTAAGGCGTTCTATTTCGGTCTACGTAACAATCAACTGGTTATGTTTCACTCCTCAAACGGCAGTGGCGCATTCGCTACGCTTGCAGAGGCGTTTAACCCGGTTGTCGATCAATGGTATCACATCGCTTTCGTCCGCGACAATAGCAGCGGAGGTGTGATGAGAGTGTTCGTTGACGGTACTCAGCTTGGTACAGACAACCCTAACATATCCTCCAACCCCTCCATAAACGACAATGCCGAGTTGGTACTGATTGGAGCGTTCAATGACACCGGAAGCGACTACTTCACAGGTAACATAGAGAATGTACGTGTCACTCTCGGTGTAGCGCGGTACGCCGCTAACTTCACCGCACCTACCGCAGCTTATCCTACTAGCTAGTGGAGATTTTCCTACATGACAAGCAGAGTATCATCGACGCCGATAACCACCGATTCCAAGTCGTTGCTGCTGGACGACGGTTCGGTAAGTCTTTCTACGCTGCGTACCGTCTATTCGAAGCAGCTACTCATACCCACAAAGAAAGATCAGATGGCTCCATCATCGACATCTCAGCAGAGATTGTCTACTACGTAGGACCGACATTTAAGCAAGCCAGAGAAAACCTCTGGGAAGTATGTATGCAACTAGGGCAGGGGCTCATTGCAGGAGTACGACAGAATGAAGGTGAAATCAAACTTACTAATGGCCGTACAATCCGCTTTAAGGGGGCTGACGATCCTGATAGTCTTCGTGGTGTGGGTGTATCTTTCGTTGTTCTTGACGAATACGCCTTTATGAAGCCCAACGTGTGGGAATACATCATACGTCCCATGCTCATGTTATCAGAAGGTGGTGCCCTATTCATCGGTACTCCGGCTGGTAAGAACCACTTCTACGACATGTGGACCGCTGCCAGCAAAGGCCGTGACCCCATGACGGACAACGAGAGTAAGCATTGGAAGGCTTTCCAGTTCCGCAGTGACGACAACCCGTACTACACGAATACTGAGATAGAGGACATTGTAGCTGGGCTGTCTGACGACGCCCGTAAGCAGGAGCTAGAGGCTTCCTTCGAGGCTACTGGCGGTAAGGTCTTCTCATACGACATGTTCCCAATACTAGAGAACATCCAGTCAGGGTCCTATGTGATAGCTATTGACTTAGCTGGCTTCTCAGGAGGCGGACGTAACACACAGAAGAGTATCCTTGACGACCACGCTATGGCTGTGGCTAAGATCACAGAGAATGGCTGGCACATCGAGCGCATCTACCACGGACAGTGGGACGTCAGAGAGACTGCTCTACGCATCATACGAGCGTGGAGAGACTACGGCCAGTGCCCAGTGGGCATTGAGCGTGGCATGGCAAAGAACGCAGTATGTGGTGAGGATGGCAAGGGAGGCTACCTCGGGGAGCTCATGCACAAGTATGGGTACTTCGACGTCATTCCGCTGACTCACGGCAACCAACGCAAGGAAGATCGCATTAAGTGGGCCCTACAGGGCCGAGCAGAGAAAGGACAGATCACGCTGGAGCCCGATGACGGTCTCTCGCAAGACAGCAAGTGGGTAGGTAAGTTCCAAAGCCAAGCGGTTGACTTCCCTAACCAACTCGCACACGATGATCTGCTGGATGCGGTTGCATATATAGATCAATTAGCGGAGAAGGCGTCTTCATGGGACATTCAACTCGAAGACAACTGGTATCCCCACGACTTAGAGGTAGGCTACTAAATGGCTAGTATCAACATAGATGAACCGGGTAATGCCAATGTCACGAAGAAGCTAGGGGGCTATGGCACATTACTAGCCCATGTCATGCATATTGTCCGTGAGAACCGACGAGTGCGTGACCGTGTCTACAAGGCTAAGTGGGATGCCTACGAGAGGACCTTCAGAGGCCTCTACACGGGCGCTGACAAGACCCGAGAGGGTGAGCGCTCTAAGCTCGTTGCGCCTGCTCTGGCGGCTGCTATTGAGTCTACGGCTGCTACCATGGAAGATGCTATCTTCTCTAGGGAGCGCTGGTTCGATGTGTCTGATGACGTTGCTGACCAGAAGCCTGAGGACATCCAACAGGCTCACAGGAACCTAGAAGAGGACTTCGACCTCGCTGGAGTACCTGAAGCTATCGCTAAGACGGTCCTCAATGGCTGTCTGTATGGCACAGGCATTGCCAAGATCAACGTCACACGGCGTGAGATCAGGAAAGTAGAAGACGGTAAGATCAAGAAGGACTTCCGTCCTCTGGTTACCCTAGAGTCTATTCCGCCTTGGGAGTTCGTTATTGACTCTCAGGCACGAGACATCGCTAGCGCGTACTTCGTGGCACACGAGACTAACGTCCCGCGTAATGTCGTCTGGTCGCGCCAGAAGTCAGGAGTCTACCGCAAGGTGCCTCTGATGGGTAATACAGCCTCCACTACGACCACCCCTGCTGGGGAAGAGACGCCGGACGGCATGCGTAAGTCAGAAGAACATGATGGTTCGGTATTCGTTACAGAGTACTATGGCCTAGTGCCTGCCTCTATGCTCAAGGGCATCACGGAAGTAGCGGCTGACGACATACAAGGCAATGGTCACGTGGAAGTGATCGTTACTATAGGCAACGAACTGGAGGTCCTCAGGGCAGTGGTTAACCCATTTGCTACGAAGGATCGTCCTGTCATCGCATACCAACACTCTGTTGTTCCCGGCAAGTTCTGGGGACGAGGAGTAGCTGAGAAGGGCTGGAACGCTCAGAGAGCCCTCGACGCAGAGCTTCGTGCAAGGATGGACGCTCTTGGGCTCTTGACGAGTCCTATGATGGGAGCCGACATCACACGGCTTCCCCGCAACCCCGACATGCGCGTGCGTCCCGGAAAGGTCTGGCTGACTCGGGGACGTCCTAGTGAGGTCCTCGAGCCCGTCATTCTCGGTCAGATAGACCCGAACACCTTCAACCAATCCTCGGAGATGGAGCGACTGGTACAGGTAGGTACGGGGGCTATCGAGTCCAATGCACCCCTCAACAGTGACCGACGCAACGAGACGGCTTCTGGTATCTCTATGATCCAGAGTTCAGCCCTCAAGCGTATGCGCCGCACCATGTGGAACATCGAGCGTCAGTTCCTCAATCCACTCGTTCGTAAGAGCATGCACCGCTATATGCAGTTCTCTCCACAACGCTACCCGGTAGATGTGGACTTCACTGTCCGTGGCACCATGGGCATCGTTGCACGAGAGTTCGAGCAGGCACAGCTTACTGGTCTCCTGAGTAACATCGGGCCTGACCAGCCTCAGCACAACCTGATCCTACGGGCTATCATGGAACTCTCGAGCTCACCTAAGCGTGATGAGATACTCCAGCAACTGGACGAGCTGAATAAGCCTGACCCAGAGCAACAGAAGATGCAACAAGAGCAACAGATGATTCAGATGGAGATGGCTAGGGAAGGCCTCAAAGAGCAGCAGTACGAGAACCAGAAGACGTTGGAAGAGATCAAACTCATCCAAGCAGAGACTGCCCACCAGCTTAAGATGACTGAGTTAGAGGACGAGAAGGTAGAAATCCAAGCTGCTAATACCGCCCTCGGCAAGATGAAGGTAGACGCTCAGCGGGAGGCCACTCGGGTCAACCGTGAGAAGAACCAGCTAGACGCGGCAGCTAAGAAGGCTGCAGCGAGGAAGAGCACCACTAAATAGGGGACAGCATGAACTACCAAGAGATAGATGAAGATATCCTTACTCTGACCGGGACTAAGGAATGGAAGACACTGGTATCGCTGCTTGAGGCTGAGAACGCCGCAGCGACCCAGAACCAGCTAGAGGCCAAGGACTGGGACATGGTGAACTACCAGAAAGGATATAGAGAAGCATTGTTATTCGTCTTTAACGTAAGAGAGACTACCAAGACTCTGATCGAGCAGGCCGATGCCTGACTACGATTACAAGTGCGAAGAGCACGGATACTTTGAACAAGCACACTCAATCGCTGACCGTGACAAGGGCGTATGCCCCACGTGTGACGGACCTGCGAAGAAAGTAATGCTGAGTGCCCCTAAGTTAATGGTTGAGGCAATGGCGGACAACGGGTTTCCCGGTGCTCTCCATACAAGCGGAGACCGCATGACTAAGAGGCATCAACAAGCTGGGCAGTACCACACCTCTACGAAGGAGCAAGCGGCTGCTAACGCAGACCACGAGACTAACCTTCACAAGGATATGGGTATAACCTCAGCACAATAACCCAGCCCTACACCCTTCCTCGGGCGGGCTGGAAACTAACGTACTGTACACCCTTCGTGGGAGCAGGACAACAATGAGGAGTCATAGACATGGCTAAATATGAAGACTACCTACCCAAACCGGATGGTATTCCCGCAGGCGGGATAGATGCAGAGATTGGTGACGCACAAGGTCAACAGGCGGCGCGTATAGATAACGCTACACCGAACATTGACTGGGAAGAGCGTTACAAGCACCTCGAACAGATGAACAGCCGTCAGGCTCAGACTCTGGGAGACTACCGCAAGACAATCGACGACTTCATCTCCAACCCTACACCTGCACAAGCCGCCCCTACGGACGAGCCACCTGCGAAGTTCTCGCTTGATGACTTTTACGAGGACCCCGATGCTGCAATGAATGCTGCAATAGCATCACATCCTGCAATTCTAGAGGCGCAGGGCATGAAGACACAGATGATTAACGACCAACGTCAGAGAGACTTGGATTCATTTGCTGTTCGACACCCTGATTGGACCGAAGTTGGTACGACTCCTGAGTTCCAGAACTGGGTCGCTGAAAACCCTACTCGAGTGGACTTGTTCCAACGAGGGGATCAGTATGACTTCAGTGCTGCGGATGCACTTTTCAGTCTGTACAAGGCAGAGAAAGGATTAACCCAAGTCAACAACGCTGCAGAGATAGCACAAGCCGAGCTTGTCTCATCGTCTGGAGAGTTGGCTCCACAAGAACCAGCCGTGTATAGTCGCTCCGAGTATATCAACAAGCTCAAGCGATCTAAGCAAGGCGACCTCGACGCGGAAGACTGGGTGAAGACTCACGCTGCTAACTATCGTATGGCACTGACTAGTGGAAATGTCCGTGACTAAAACATAGTTGTTCTTTTAACCACCACGCAAGAGGTAGAATATAATGTCTACATTATACGCGCCTGATACCGCGACAAACCCCACTACAGTTACCACTGCTGCTAATTTTATTAAGGAGCTGTGGTCTGATGAGGTTATCGCCGTATACAAGGCAAACACCGTTATGGTGCCACTCGTCGGTTCTATGCCCTTCTCGGGACAGAAAGGCGATACGGTACACATTCCTAAGCCTACTCGCGGCTCCGTTAATGCTAAAGCAGCAGGTACGGGTGTCACGATCAACGTTGAGACTGCTGGAGTGTTCGATTTCACCGTCGACCAACACTTCGAGTATTCTCGTTTGATCGAGGACATCGCCAAGATTCAGGCACTCGACTCCATGCGCGCATATTACACTGATGACGCTGGATACGCTCACGCTCTCTCACTCGATAGTGCTCTCCACACGGAAGCAGCTAAGCTTGGCAACGGCAGCACGACTGCTGGTGCGACTTACAGCAAGGCAGTTATCGGTGGTGATGGCTCAACGACTTGGGTACAGACTGGTTCCGGTAACGGTACTGCTCTGACTGACGCTGGCATCCGCCGGGTCATCCAGTCTCTCGATGACGCTAACGTCCCGGCTCGCCAACGCGCGCTGATCGTTCCGCCTGTTGAGAAACGTCGTTTGATGGGCATTGCACGCTTCACTGAGCAGGCATTTGTTGGAGAGGTTGGTTCGTCCAACACGATCCGCAACGGCTTGATCGGTGATATCTACGGCATCCCGGTATACGTTTCAACGAACGTACCGACTGTGGATTCTTCTGACTGTACGAGCTACCGCCCGTGCTTGCTGCTCCAGCGTGAGGCTATTGTCCTCGCTGAGCAACTCGCTCCTCGCGCGCAGTCTCAGTACAAGCAGGAGTTCCTCGCCGACCTGTTCACCGTTGATACTATCTATGGTCTGGGTACGCCCCGTCCAGAAGCTGGTACGGCGATCATGGTTCCGGCAGCCTAATTGAGTTGGGGCCGTAAGGCCCCTCTCTTTCCTTTAGGAGGAAGATCATGAGCAGATTATCACAAGGCGTAGCAGCGGATGACAATGCCCCTGCCGCCATCACGGATGTATCGGTAACTGGCACATATGCCACTGACGACACTCCGATTGAAACGGCTATTAACTCGATTCTCGCAGCACTGCGGGACGCGGGTGTAATCAAGACGTAAGGTTTCCGGGGGCCCCTCAATGCCCCCACCTCATTTAAGGACAGACGATGTCAGAAAGACGATACGCACTTATTGGGCATAGCCATACCGCCACCTCAGAGGTTAATGACCTCTCAGCGTCGGTAACATGGGCCAATATACCAGATGCGAACGTCCCTCAATCGGCTGTTACTCAACACCAAGCCGCCCTCACGATTACAGAGTCACAGATTAGTGACCTCAATCACCCAGCGGTAGGGCCCTTTAGTGGGCTGTCAGACGTAACTATCACTGCGATAGGCGCTGGTGAACTACCTAAATGGTCAGGCTCAGCATGGATCAATAACACACTAGCTGAAGCAGGCATAGCAGCAGCATCGCATACCCATGTGATAGCTGACGTTACGGACTTCACAGACAACAGCGCTAACTGGGACACAGCGTATGGGTGGGGTGATCACTCTGGTGTGTACTTGCCGCTAGCTGGTGGCACTATGACGGGTCAGCTCACCATGTCTGGTGCCGACATCTACGTCAATACTCGGGCAATACTTGGTGTCAATGGTCACGGTGATGCTGATACCGCAATGGTATCTCAGTACGGTGGAATAAACTTATATCGTTTAGCATCTACGGCAGCTAACATTCCAGCCTCTGCAAGCAATGCGAATGGCCTCTTGTCCTTCAGTACGCATGGAGGCACTGGCGTAGGCTACGGTCATCAACTGTACTTCAACAGTAATGGCTCGATAGGACATCGGGTAGCAGGTAATGGCACGTTCGGTAGTTGGTATACGCTACATACGTCAGCTGATTTCACAGACAACAGTTCCAACTGGGATACTGCATACGGTTGGGGCGACTGGGCAGCCACGGTTGCACTGAAGATCAACACAACCTCAGTGAATTGGCCCGACTACGCTGGCGACATGGACATCAACTTCAGTCGTGGTAACTACCGTGTCAACAATACAGCAACCAATCAACCTGTAGCTGGACAGTACTACGCTACGGTGGGCTACGGCAACGGCGGCAATGTTTCTGGACAACTCGCTACGCATTTTACGTCTGGTGACACGTACGTCAGAGCTTACAACACTGTATGGTCCTCATGGGAGAAGTTGCTCACTGACGCTGACATATCCAACTATGCTAACAATGCCAACTGGGATACCGCATACGGTTGGGGTGATCATGCAGGCAACTATCTATCTGACTCTGGTCTGATCACGTACAGTGGAAACCAAGCTCACCTGTCCTCTCTCGCACCATTCTTGGTGATCAACGAGACAGACGTAACTGGTACTCCTGCATGGTGGTTGGGTGGTGACGGTGGTTCATTCTCCCTGCGTCTCAACAACGCTGGACCGTACCCGCTCCGCATCGACACGAATGCTGCTAATGATACGATCACCTCAATGCTACTGATCGCTCCAACGATTAGCATGACGGGTAACGCGACTGTCTCTGGTACGGTAACGTGGTCTGGTGGTAGTAGTGGAAACGCTAACACAGCGTACGGTTGGGGCGATCATGCTTCAGGTGGATACGCTCCACTAGCAAGCCCAGACTTTACAGGGTTTACATCTTTCGGCGGTAACACCGTTGGTGGCATGGAAGCACTCACTGGTGGCTTCGGTTCCGTTCAATGTAATGGCGCACAAGTTGGTGGTTGGGAAGGATACAACATCGCAGCTCGCGGTGTATTCATGTGGCACCCCACAGAAGAACGTGGCGGTATTTACGATGACGTAAATAACAGATGGGCACTGCAATGGAATACTGCTAACGCAACGGCTAACGAGCAGCTAGACTTGCACGCGGGCACTGGCGTCATGGCAAGGACGCAGGTCAACAGTTTGACAGGCAACACGTCCTCGTTTGAGATTGTTGATCACGGCGGCACCATGCGGGACGCGGGCTTTAACATACTGCCCACGTTCAACTTCAACGCGTCCGACACGCTAGAAGCGCAGCACTGTGGTCACATGACCGGCAAGACCAACACTACTGCATACACGCTCACTGGACCAACGTCCTCGGACGTAGACTTCCCGGTTGGCGGAATGTGCAGCATTATGAACACAGGAGCCTCTGGCCTCTACACGCTTAACGATACGGCTACGTGTACCATGTACGTGATGACTGGCTCGGCGGTGAACGATATCGTCGGCGTCGCTACGATAGCACCGGGCGGCATCGTCAACCTCTACAGATACTCCACGACTGCAATCTACTTGTGGGGCACGGGGCTAACGGAATGAGCGTAAGCGCAATGGTTAACGCCAACTTCGCTTCGTCGGGTGCGCAGCGCCTATCTACTACCATCACCAGTGCGTCACTGCTATGGAAGAAGGGAAAGAAAGAGTATGAGTTCCTAGGCTTCGACGCAGGAACAGACATCAAAGGTCTGTCTAGCTTCGGTAGTATTGCTAGCGGCTCCTACACAGACGGACTAGGCACTGGTCGCATCATCAGAGCGTTCTATGAGAACGATCATGGCGGCACGAACCCGCAGTCATGGTGGATATGCATAAGTACTACACCGGGCGATGCGGACACTACGTTCACAAAGTTGATCCTAGACGGCAACGAGCTACAACGTGCCGACGCAGATGCTACTGGAACAGTAAGTACTATTCGCTGGTGGCGCTGGGACTCTCCGGGTCCGGCAGACTCAATGACCTTTGCTGGTGCTAATCCTGATGACTTTGAGTTGTGGTCTACATGATAATCTCACACAGACTCAAGTTTGCATTCTTCAGAGTACCCAAGACAGGAACCACCACTGCACAGTTCTTCTTGAGATGCTCGGGGGCGTTTGACGAAGAGGACATTCTGTCAGGCATGGGAGAGCACGGCTTTGCTCCCACTGATGGACTGCTCACAGAACCACGAGACATAGTGACACAGGCTCATTACACTCCTGCACAGGCAGTGGAGCATGGGCTTATAACACTGGAGCAGCTACGAGAATACAAGACTGTATCCTTCATACGCAACCCATACGATAGACAGCTATCAGCCTACATACACGGCGTGGGTATTGTATGTGACCCAACCTACATCAAGCGTCTTATAAAGGATGCCCCACGTAGGGGGATACTACAAGCACAGCAGTCTGATTGGTTCTATATTGATGGCGAGCTAGTGGTCGAGCCAATGTTATTCAACGACTACGAGAGTCATCTACGAGAGCTGCTTGCCTACGTTGGTGGAATAGACTTCCCTATTATCCCACCTATGAACGCTAGGAACGCAGCCAAGAAAGAATACACGATGGAAGAGTGGATGAACCCAGAGTTCATGGCCTTCATTGAAGACAAGTACGCACGAGATATCGAGCTATATGAGGACACTAAATGGCAACGCAACTAACAATAGTCAACAGCATACTACGCAGGCTCAGAGAAGATGAGGTTGTCTCAGTAGCAGACAATGTCTACTCTAAGCTCATTGCTCAGTTTGTCAACGACGCCAAGGCCGACATGGAAGACATCAACCATGAGTGGTCTGTGTACGTTACAGAGATTGATACCACAGTACTCAATGACGGCACACGGACTTACGACCTCACTGGTACGACGGACAGGTCTTGGCTCCTAAGGGATACCGAGTCTGACCAGATACCTGCGGCGTATGACATCACATCTAATGAGGTAGGTCAGTTGTTCGACTGCCCCCTCAAGACGCTCAAGAAGGAACGAGCGCTCACGAATAACATACTGGATGTGAACCAGCCCAAGGTATTCGCGGTAACCTCAGACGCTGACGGACGAGGCTTCACACTGGAGTTGCTCTGGGGCCTGTTGAGCACAGAGAGCAATCGCTCATGGCGTACCTACTGGTACGTGCCTCAGGCTGACCTTGCACTGGATGGCACAGACAACACCACAGAGATTAAGCTGCCAGCACGCCCAGTGGAACTCAAGGCTACCTACTACGCGCTCAACGAGCGTGGCGAGGAGATGGGACAGCCCGGAGGCATAGCAGCTATACGAGCACAGACGGCTATCTCTGCTGCACTAGAGACAGACATGCAGGTGCAGAAGAAGTCAGACCAGATCGACATAACTAACAAAGAGAACATCTAATGCCAACTCCTGCCTTTACCCCCGGCGCGCAGCTTATACCACTGACGTTTGCTCACCCCGGATTCAAGGGGCTTAACACGGAGCAAGGCGGTGGCATCCTCCCCCAAGAGTGGGCCACCAAGCTAGAGAACGCAGTCTTTGATGAGAACGGACGGCTAAGCTCACGGGCTGGCTGGACCTCAGTGACCACCACTCCGGGGTCTGGAGTCGTCAAACGTATCTTTGAGTACTACACGGCGGCTGGTGCATCTGAGGCCATTGCCTCTACTGACGCCAACATCTATGACGGGCTCACTGGTACGGCCACGGCTATCGAGGGCACGCTCACGATTACTAATGGGAACATCAAGTTCGTCAACTTCAACGATAAAGTCATCGGGCTTGGCATAGGCACTGCCGCCCTGCCCGCAGTACGTACGTCAGGTAACTTTGCTGACGTCACTATCGCCTCTCAGGCTCCCACCGCTGTAGACCCAGAAGGTACTATCGGCACTGCAGCCTTTGGACGAGTCTGGATAGCAAGTGCGGATGGCAAGACACTACGTTACTCTGCTCTCTTAGATGAGACTCGCTGGGCTACTGCTGACGGCGGCGGAGCTATCGACTTCAATAAGGTCTGGCCCTCTGGTCAGGATAACATAGTAGCAGTAGAAGAGTTTGGGGGTGACCTCATAGTCTTTGGTTCTAACAATACGATAGTCATGACTGACGGATCGGGCTCGGCGCTGGGTATTGACCCCACGGCCATGTACGTGTCAGACACGCTACCGGGTGTAGGTGCTGTATCTCAGTTCGCACTGACACGAGCAGCAGGTGACCTCTGGTTCCTGTCGCCCTTCGGCATTGTGGCTCTTCGGAGAGAGCTTGTGCAGAAGTCTACTCCATTCAACAACCTCTCCAAGAACGTGCAGTCCGGTGTAACTGGCGCAGCAGACGCTGAGGCCACCAAGGACAACATCACGCTCACGTACAACCCACATAAGTCTATGGTTATAGCGATCTTCCCGTCCACTGATACGGCCTATGCGTTCGATACTCGTTCGCCACTAGAAGATGGCTCTTACCGTGCTACCACATGGGACACCACACTCCAGACGGCTGCCTACATACGCGGTGTGGAGAACTGGTACGGCTCGCTCACTGGCACTGTCGGTGAGGTCTGTTCCTACAGTGGGTTCACTGATGATGGCACCAACTTCTTCTTCGACTATGAGTCGGGATGGTTAGACCTAGGTAATGAGCAGAACCTCTTACTGAAGTTTGTGAAGCGTATGACTTCCTTTGTCTTCGTCACAGCCAACGTGACAGTGACCCATAAAGTGCAGTATGACTTTACCAATAAGACGTTCTCGCTAGACAAGGCTGCCGGGGGTAGCTCCATTACTGAGTACAACGCATTCGGAGCTGTAGTAGCTGGCTCTACACAGGGTGAGTACGCCTCGTTCGGCGCAGCCGAGTCCATCGAGTACGGTGGTGGCGTATCCCTCAGAACACTTGACGCATCAGTAGGGGGCAGTGGTCAGTACATTAAGATAGGCTTACGCCTCAACACTAATGCTGGCTCATTCGTATTACAACAGATTAACTTATTCGCTAAGATCGGGAGGCTCGCAACCTAATGTCTGACTATACCCTACAAGCAACATGGTCCACCAAAGATGCACTGGCTACTAATCAGGCTCTCAAGGCTATCTCAGCCACGGAGCTAGGCACAGAGTTCAGTGCTATTGCCACGGCCTCCGCCACCAAGTATGACTCCGCTGACCTGTCTTCGAAAGAACAGGCGGAGGGGCTGACGCTAGACACAGTGCTCATCACCCCACACTCACTCAACGATGTGCTTATAGACAATGGAGGCATCGCCAAGGACTTACAGCAGCTAGCTAACCCCGGTGCTGACACTATATTTGGTTGGGATAACGACGTCACAGCAGCCATCGCCTACACACTGGGTGAGGGCATCACGTCCACCACCACAGACATCCACCTAGACCTGAGTGAGATAGGCACGGTAGCCATAGCGGCTGCTGACACGCTCATCTTCAGGGATGTGTCAGGCGGAGTCAATGGTAAGACTACGGTCACTCTCTTAGAGGCTGGCCTGCAGATGGCTAACATGGTTGACTACGTAGCTGACGAGTTTGTTGCCCACTCCGGTGTGACGCTTACCGCTGGTGCTGGTATGACTGGTGGAGGCACCATAGCCGCCAGTAGGACATTCAACGTCATAGCAGGTGATGGTATCACGGTCAATGCAGACGACGTACAGGTAGACATCTCTGCACTCAGCGCACTCAACTCAGAGACGATAGCAGTAGCAGATACCTTCTACGTTGACGACGGTGGCGCTGGCACTGGTAAGAAGATCGCCTTCCAAGACATGGGCCCTATTGTAATAGAGTCCTCAAGTAAGACACTGGCTGCTACAGACGGCAACAACATGTTTGTCAACACTGGCGCGGTAGAAGACACCATCACTATCCCCCTCGATGCAGCAGACGACCTCAACATTGGCTTCCAAGTAGGCATCCTATGTCAAGGTTCCGCAGCAGTACTAGTAGCTGCGGGTGGCACGACTGTAGAGTCACTAGATGGCAACCTGCAAGTCAAGGCCAACGGTGGTGGAGCATACCTCATCAAGACTGGTGCTAATATCTGGCAGTTAGTCGGCGATCTGGAAGCATAATGAATCCACTCATGTATTTGATGGCTGGCTCTCACGGGCATGTCACACTCACACTGACAGGTGCCACGGCTAACTCTCTGGACATCTCGGCCCCCAAGACAGCGGGGGCTGGCTTCTCGTTCAATATGGACGGGACTGTTGATGACTGGGACAGGAACACGGGCACCACACAGATATCCACTGCAACTGACTGGATCATACCTAACGGGTCTGCCAGCAGTGACTACCAGATGGCGTATACCTCATTTTCAGGTTCCGCACTGACTACCGATGAGTTTGGTGGAGCAGACACATGGGTTGCTATGTCAGAGAACAGAGAGGTCCGCATCATCACTGACACGGACCCAGAAGTGCTCTCCTGTACGTTTACCATGCAGGTACGAAGAGGCACGGGGCCAGTACTCTCGTCAGCCGTGTACACAATCAACGCCGAGAACGGGTCATAAGGAGACACTCTAGTGGACGCAGGACATGTAGCAGCAGTACTTATAGTGATAGCCCTTGTGGTCTACGCAGTAGCTAAGGTCGTCAAGGGTAATAGAAAGGAACGCACCGCACCAGTAAAGTCGGACGATGACGACGGACGCGGGCATAAGTGATGGAGAATGTACAGACAATGATTGACGCGAAGGCACTAACAGGGACGTTGATGACAATGACCGCCGCCACCGGATCGTGGCTGGACGTGGCAGAACCTATTGTAACCATGACGGTTACGATACTAGTAGGCGGTGCTACGTTATGGTACACCATCGAACGAGCACTTAAATTACGCAAAGAGAGGAAGGACAAATGAAACCATTCAAAGGCCCAGCTAAGCAACGAGGCTTCGTCGGAGCACTGCTTCAGGGGGCTAGCGCTCTTGGCGGACTCTTCGGGGCACGCAACGACGTCAACGCAGCACGAGAAGACATACGCAACCTCCCCGGCATGCAGGGACCGCCTAGCCTGTCAGGTAACTTCGGCACATCGGAGGGAGGCAACTTCCAGCTTAACCCAGAGCTACAGGGGCTACAGACTGGCGTAGCAGGTGGAGCACAGAACATGCTGAGTGGTGGTCAGTTCAATGATCCACGCTTCCAGCAGGCCTTCCAAAACAACGACATAGCAGGTGCATTCCAAAGCCAGCAGGGTCTACTGAACCAACAGCTAGGTAACAACGTCTTTGGCGGCGGACAGCAGGCATTTAATACCTCTACTGGCTTGGCCCAAGGCTTTGCTAATCAGGTAGCAGGTGGTCCACAGGACTTCAGCGGTGGCCTCCAGCAGGGCCTGTTCAACCAAGGCTTCCAGAACCAACTGGCAGCAGGCGACCAGAGAGCACTGTTCGATCAGTCACTAGCACAGCAGCGCGCAGCATTTGCACCAGAAGCGGCTCGTCAGCAGCAGTCCGTAGAGCAAAGTCTCTTCAATAAGGGCATGTTGGGCGCAGGTACTACAAACACTGGTGAT